CGTGACTATTTTAATACGAATGTTTACAAGCCACCTAAAGAAAACTATTTAGTACCAAAAGTAAATGTTATAAAATCAGGAGTAAGATTTCCTGATGGGGCAAAAACACCTTGGGCTGCTAGAATAAATGCAATAGCTTATAATTGGGAATACCAAAACATGATTGCATTATTAGCTGCAAAGTATGCTGCACAAGGACACAAAGTATTAGTTGTATCTGATAGAGTGGATTTTCTAAAACAATGTAATAGATTAATAGGAGATACTTCTTTATGTATTACAGGACAAATACCACACGAACAGAGACCTGATATGATAAAACAGATATTCACTGATAAAGATATTCTTTGTGGAACTCAGAGTATTTTTTCAGAAGGATTATCTGTAGACTGTTTGAGTTGCGTTATTTTAGCAACTCCAATTAATAACGAACCCCTTCTTACACAACTAATTGGTCGTATAATAAGAATATATGAGGGTAAACCTCAACCAACAATCGTTGATATTCATTTTGAAGGTAAAACCGCAAGACGACAGGCTAATGCAAGATTGGGTTACTATATGAAACAAAGTTATGAAGTTGAGACGATTTAACATTCGAAAAATACTTCTTGACAAAACCTCAATATTTTGATATAATGATATTCTACGATTGGAAAAAGATAAGAAAAGAGACCGATGGAAAAGTCGGTGATATAGTTTCCATACTATATATTTTAACTTATAAAAAAGAACCTCCAATAAATAGAAAGGATAGGAGATTTAAGTACTGGACTAAAAGTTTTCATGGAAAAAGCTTTTTACTAAACTCAGAGGCTTTGCTTATCCAAAGAAATAGATATTCAGATGTAGAGATAGCGCAGTATGCTGGTATCGCATCACTGCGAAATTATTTTGATTATCAAAGTAAAAAAGATACCACACTAGACTTGCTGTTCTTTACAGGAAAGCAAGAGATATTAACCAAAAATAGATTACTACGAGTAGAGAATGGTAGAATCCATTTTTTATTTGAAGAAATCACAGATAATAAGGAATTAAAATGGCATTAACATTTAATAAATTAAAGGGCACAGCCCAAAAAGGAAAAGTCCAAAGCTACACTTATGTAGAAGGCGACAATAAAGTCAGAATGGTTGGAGATGTATGCGCAAGATATGTCTACTGGCTAAAAGGCGAGAACGATAAGAATGTTCCATTTGAATGTTTATCTTTTGATAGAGAAAAGGAAACATTTACTAATATGGAAAAAGATTGGATAAGAGAATATTATCCAGATCAAAAATGTACTTGGTCTTACGCAATACAGTGTATACACGGTGGCGAAGTAAAAGTACTAAACCTCAAGAAGAAATTACTTGAACAAATCTTACTAGCGGCAGAAGATTTAGGAGACCCAGCTGACCCTGAAACAGGGTGGGACGTTTGCTTCAAAAGATTGAAGACTGGTCCAATGGCTTATAATGTTGAGTATCAACTACAACCTCTTAAATGTAAACCAAGACCTCTTGATGAAAAAGAAATGGAACTCATTTCTGAATTAAGGTCTATGGACGAAGTGTTGGCAAGACCTACTCCAGATGCACAAAAAGAACTGCTTGATAGAATCAGAGCAGGCTCTTCTAACTCAGATGCTGATGAAAGCATCAATGATGAGTTTGACATATAATGATTGGCGTAGGAGAAAAATTTCCTGAGTTTGAACTCACAGGAGTAAGTGGTAATATGACTAATCTCAATCCAGATTGGTCTGATGCAGACCACGACTTCATTACAGTGAAGAGTTGGCAACTTAAAGATTGGTCAGTAATTTACTTTTATCCCAAAGATTTTACATTTATTTGTCCTACAGAAATAGTAGGCATGGATAACTTAATGTCTGAAACTAACGAAGTTTATGGCATTAGTCCTGATAATGAATATTGTAAATGGAATTGGAAAACAAGTGATGAGCACCAGGAATTATATGGTACGATTCACCCTCTACTAGCAGATTGTAATAATGTGTTAGCAGAAAAACTTGGAATAGTAAGTGATGAAGGTGTACCTTATAGAGCAACTTATATAGTTGACCCTGAAGGAATAATTCAGCATGTATCAATCAATGCTCTCAACACAGGAAGAAATGCAAACGAAATACTAAGAACTTTACAGGCATTAAAAGCAGGTGGGTTAACTGGGTGTGAATGGAATCCAGGAGAAGATTTCGTAGCATGATTTTATTTACTGCAGACTGGCATATAAAGTTAGGACAGAAGAATGTTCCTATACCGTGGGCGTGTACCCGTTATAAATTATTTTTTCAACAACTAGAAGATGTTGTTATGAAAAATAATGTCAGTTTGCATATTATTGGTGGGGATTTGTTTGATCGAGTCCCCTCAATGGACGAACTCACACTTTACTTTGACTTTGTAAAGAATGTTAAATGTTGGACAATTATCTTTGACGGTAATCATGAAGCAACTAGAAAGAATAAAACATTTTTTACAAATTTAAAAAGAGTGACAGAAGAACTCAATCCTCATGTAAAAGTTATAACAGATACACATTATCAAGATGATTGGGCAATATTACCTTATGCTGACCTACATAAAAAGAACAGCATAGAAGATATAGAAAATGTAGATTATTTATTTACCCATGTTAGAGGAGAGATACCTCCTCATGTAACACCTGAAGTAGATTTAACTAGATTTGATAAATTTAAGACTGTTTTTGCAGGAGATTTACATGCTCACGAGAATACTCAACGAAACATAGTATATCCTGGCAGTCCTATGACAACAAGTTTTCATAGAAATATTGTAAAGACAGGATACTTGTTAATTGAAGATGATTGGTCATGGAAATGGCATGAATTTGATTTACCCCAACTACTAAGAAAAACAGTATCAAGTACAGAAGAAATGGTACAAACAGAGTGGCACCACACTATATATGAAGTAGAGGGCGATGTATCAGACCTGAGCGGGGTCAAAAATTCTGACCTATTAGACAAAAAGGTAATTAAGAGAAAAACAGAAGCCACTCTCATATTGGACAAAGAGATGACGATAGAGGAAGAATTAGGAGAGTACCTATCATACATTCTCGAATTAGATGAAACAAAAGTTAAAAAAATTATAGGAGTATTTAGTGATAACTCTAGAAAAGCTAACATGGAATAATTGCTTTTCGTATGGCAGTGATAATGTCATAGATTTGCAAAAGAACACACTTACACAACTTATCGGTACAAATGGTGCTGGTAAGTCCTCTATACCTCTCATTTTAGAGGAAGTTCTTTTCAATAAAAATTCCAAAGGTATTAAGAAAGCTGACATAGCCAATCGACAAGTAAATAATGGTTATGATATAAGTCTTGACTTTAGTGTCAATGAAGATGACTACCATATTGATGTATCTCGTCGTGCAAGTATTAAATGTAAATTACTTAAAAACGGTGAGGACATTTCGAGTCACACAGCTACAAATACCTATAAAACAGTAGAAGAAATAATTGGTATTGATTTTAAAACATTTTCACAAATCGTATACCAAAACACCAATGCAAGTTTACAGTTTCTTACGGCTACAGACACAAACCGTAAGAAATTTTTGATTGATTTATTACAGCTTGATAAGTATGTATCTTACTTTGAACTATTTAGAGAACTCTCTAGAGATGTTGGGTCGCAAATTTCACGAGTAGATGGGAAAATTGCAACTATTGAAAAATGGTTAAAAGACAATAAATTAGAGGATACGACACTATTATCAAAAATGGATTTACCAAAATATTCGGAAGAAGATGGAAAAACTTTACGACAATTACAAATAGAGTTTGAAAATATCTCCGAAAATATCAAAAAAATAAATCAAAACAATCATTACAGAAAAGAGTTACAGAGTATTGATATTCATGAATTTAGAAGATTATTAAATGAATATCCTGAAATGATTGATACAGCCCCGTATCTTAGAGGACTTGGTAGTTGGAAGTCAGAAATGATGCATGAGCAAACTATGCTTAACAAATACCAAGAATTAATAGAAACTGAAGACCAT